TTGCCTTTGCCATACGAACCGATTAAAAATCCAAATTCTTCTCCTTTGGGGTGCGGACTTGCACCGGCGGCGCCGTTATAATATACGCCTGCGCCAAACTCGATAAATAACAGTTCTTTCCCCTGTACAATCAGTTTTGCTTCTGCCGTACTACCATTGGAATTAAGTTCTACGTAAGCATTGTGTGACGTGTCAGAACCGCTTCTTATTTTGCCGTCAAACGTATACTGCGCTTCTGTCATATTGGTATCAACTACGGCAATGCCTACATTAGCAAGTTCTTTCACGAATTTTCTAAGTTTACGTTGAAATCTTAATTGATACTGCTGTACTCGTTTTATTGCGTTTTCTACGGATTTTTGGGACAATGTTATAACTATTGGTCTTGTAGCCATGTGCTTACCTCACGTTTTTCTGTAAAAGAAATAAATCTGCCGTTAATCCCTCATCAGCGACACCCTTAACGATATAATCGCAACTGGTTTCATCAATGATTGTTTTATCCTTATCTTTGTATTTCACTTCTGACTTTTTCCAAACAAGCGAGCCAACATCTAACGGCAATTTGCCTTTGTCTTCCACAATTTGAACAAAATTCGTAGAATTATCTACACCAAATTCCTTTATCAGTGCTTCGCTTAATTTATTGCTTATTGAAGAATAAAAAACCACAGGCTTTTTAAAACCTGTGGTATACTCTCCTGTTTCGACAGGGACTTCTTCACCGTCAACAATGATGTATTTTATTGAACCGTCTTTATTCAGTTGGTATACCGGTGTTCTGCCGTCTTTAAGTGCGTAAATCATCTTTTGTTTATTAATGTCCAACATATCAATCTACGTTCTTTCCGAACCGTTTCCACAGTTCTGAAAGCTTCTCCCAGCCATACATAGCAACAAAAGCAACAACAAAGCCTGCCATAATTGCGGCTAAAACCATGTACCACAGGATAGTCATGTGTAAATACTGCATATATGCTACAAATGCCGCTACTGTAATGCCGATTGATAACACAAGTACCAATCCGTCAGTTGGAATCTTCGCAAAAACACCTACTCCTTTGATAACCTGTGTAATCACCGACACAATAAACGCGATTGCGCCGATTACCGCTAAAATAATCATGATGTTTGACGTCAATGTTTCTAAAATATTCATATTACATCTCCTTTTCGCCATTCAGACGTTCTTCAATAGTGTTCAGTCTGTAATGTGCCGATTTCACGCTTTCTTCAACTTTGATAATTCGTGTATCGTGAGAATTAATCTCTTTTCTCATTTCTGACACTTCATTTTTTATTTCAGTTGTATTGCTTGAAATGGCGTCAAGTTTCATATTGATACGTGTATTCTCTTTTACGCGTTCTTCAATGTCTTTTGTGTCTGTGTGTTTGTTGTTTTTCAAACCAAACCAAAGACTAAAAAATCCAAAAAAGACGGAAAAAGCAACCGATATGATACTTATAATTATTGCAACTGGCATAATATACCGCCTTTCATTTTTTTGTGGCACACCGCCCACCACCCTTACTGTGTGCCGCCTGCTACGTTTCCCCGGTGCTGGTAAAACGTAACGCACAATCTTCTATAATGCTTTTACAAACGGATATACCCCTACAAACAGGCTATCACGGTCTTTCCAGCTACGGCTTACACCGTTTTCACTGTAGCTTGCCATGTAGTTTTCTCCTGCCTGTGACCGGTCATATACCACAAGATTGACAATTACACTTTCATAGCATTTCAAGTCATTGTCAATCTGTTCCTGCGTATAACTTTGCGGATAACACCGTTTTGCAATTACATCTTTCGTTGCCTGTTTTATGAGCTGTTCAAGAAGCAAGTTGTCTTCTTTGCTGTCAAACACAACAACATCAGATTCAGTGTTATCCTCATTTTCAACCGTTTCAATATGAAATTGTTTGAGCCGGATTTTTACCTGCTCTAATGTTGTGTATTCTTCCATGCTGTTCTCCTACTTATAATCCTAACTTCTCAATCAAAATTGCTTTAAGGTCAACTCCGCTCATTTCCGTCGCATTTTCAATGCCGTTCTGTGCCGCTAAACTCTGCAATTCTGCTGTCGGCATACGGTTTATTTCAGTCTTGGTATATCCGGCAGGCTTGTTTCCCGGCACAGTGTCCGGGACTTCTTCGCCTGCCGTATACCATTTCCCGTTTTTAATAACGATATATGGATATTTCATATGCTACCTCCGATTAATCATGATGAACCTCAAGTACGAATGTGCTATCCATATTTTCGTAAGACGGCAATACTACCTCAGAAGCAAACACTGACATTTTCATTGGCGGACCATACTCAACCTTTGTAGCGACCGTAATTCCTGTTCCATATGTCGTCACGTCAACATCAGTGACCTGTCTTGCAGTTCTTTCTTCCGGCGTCGTTCCGAACCACGTGTTACCCAGTTTTCCGTACGGCAACAGTGTTACTTTGTTGTCCGGGTAAAAATAGTGTTCTTTCCCAGCTTCGTCCATATACATTTTGTCGTACAGGACGATTGTAAGCTTTGTACGCTTCTGAACAACTGAAATTACCGTGTCGTCATCAACCTCAATCGTTGCCGTGAGATTCTGTGCAAGGATTGAATTTCTAATCTGTGCATTTTCAAGTAAATACTGAAACGTATTGGTGTTCATAAGAACGTATTTAGCAATCTTGCCTTTCTTCTTTAATTTTTTTCGAGCATTATTAAGGTCTGTAAGTGGTTTGGAGTTCACTGTATCACTCCACATGCTCGTGTCCTCAAGCTTTGCATAATGGTCTTTTGCATATGAACCGTCCTTGTCGTAATCATATGCGTACTGTACACCGTCACTTTCAATAGCAATAACCGGGTGTCCCGCTTCTGTAGCAAGAAGCGACATCCTCATGCGTTCCGGCACGACTTCTGCGCCGCTCACAAGGTTGTTAGTATCGTCATATACGCTTGACAAGGCACTTGCGAGGTACGGGTCATCTGTAGAACTAATACGTTCAATTTCAAGCATTTCTTCTTCGCCGACTTCCATACCTTCACGGAAAAATGCCATTTGTGTTTTTTCCTTGCTTAATCCCTCTCTTGCTCTAAGTGTCGGAATTGTGTCGAAATTTGACGGTGCAAGCGATACCGGAAGTCCCTTATGTGTCTTAATCCAGCTTAAATCAAGCCCTTGTTTCTTTCTTTCCGGAAACCAATTTAATCCGAGATATGGGATTTGATTACTTGCTTCTTCTGTTGTTGTAAGTGCAATAGACTTACTGTTTAACACTTCATTAATTAACATCTATATACCTCCCAAATTATTCAAATACAATCATTGGAAGCGCTGTGGAAACGCCTGCGTCATATGTAACACCGGAATGCTTTTCAGCCACGCTTTTATTGATATATGCTTTCTTTAAAAGCACACCCTGCGGCCTGTCTTCTGTGACATCGTATCTCAAAATGCCTACGACCGTTGCCGTGTTGTCTGCCTTTCCATTTTTTCCGATTGGTGTGCCGGCCTTTACAATCTTTCTTCCGTCAGCTGTCTTTTCAACAACATCTGTAAAATCAAGTGTCATTGGAATTGCTTCGTTAGGCAGTCTTTTTAAAATCTGAACGTTTCCGACATATGAAGTCTGTTCATACTGCATGTTTGACATTTTTAATTACCTCCTAAATAATGTGACAAAACATCATTGTTGCTTTGACTTTTTGAATTGCTTGAGATAAGACTTGCGGCTATTTTTTCTGCTTCTGTCTTCTCTGAATCTTGGTTACTACCGCCGCCGCCCGGATTCGGTGTGCCTTTGGCAATTTCCTGTTCCTTTGCCTGCGCGGAAGCGGTTTCTTTCTCTGAAATAATCTGTCCGAGAACAGTTGTGTCAAAGCTTCCGTCCTCTTTTACAACCGTCTTTGCCTGTTCTGCCGTGATTTTGAAATCCGTCATGGCTTTTTCACGCAAATCTCTAATTGCATTGTTTTTTTGTAACTCCGCAATCTGATTGTTTGCCGTCTCCAGTGCTTTGTTGGCTTTTTCAAGCTCTGTAAGGTTTCCGGCTTCTATTTCATCAATTTTTGATTGAAGTTCGTCTGCCTTGTCAGCTTTCGCTTTATACTCTGCCGCTTTATCTTTTTCTTTCTTTGTTTCACCGTTTAACTGATTCAGATAATTACTCACCTGCTCATCGGTCGGTTCTGAAATTCCGATTGAAATAAGATTCTGTTTTGCCTGTTCTCTTGTCATCGTTTATTCCTCCTAAAATCACGTTTTTTTACACGGTTCTCTCCGCTCGATTGTTTCTGCCATTTGTCGCATGACTGCAAATTTATAAAATAAAAGCAGTTACCGATTATTGCTCGTTAACTGCCTTATTTTGCTGATTATTAAGTTGATTAACTATTTCCTGTGCTTTAGTTTCCTGTTCTTCCATATTTTCAACAGTCTTATATAAGACATCAAGGTATGGCTTTGAAAGAACAAATGTTTTTTCTGAATCTCCCCAAAGCCCAACCGTTTTAATTGCTACAAGTGGATGTATGCCAGATTGAAGCAATACTGTAAGTGTTTGTGCTTTAGTGTACATATTATCCTGTGGGCTATGATTAATTTGCACTTCAAAATCCCGCATTTTTATGCCTAAATCACGGTCCTTAATCCGTATAATATTTAACACAACCTTTGCAAGCCGCTTTTCCGCCGCTTTTACAATCGGGTCTTTAAGCTTTGCCCTTGTTTTCGAGAAATCCCAACCATTTCTTAATTCCACCGCGCCTTGCGTATCTCCGCCTGTGTTTCCCTGTTTGTTTGGAATCGCAAGAATTGACAATGTATTGTCCCACAAGTCGTCTTTGGCAACTTGACACTGCGTTTGGTTTAATTCCTGCGTCATAATTTCCACGTCTGACTTGTTATCTTTATTAATAGACTTAACAACGAGTGCATGGTTCATTTTCATCTTTTGGAAAGTTTCATCATCAATTTCACAGTTGATAAATTTTACCCAGTATTCAACGAACTGCTGCACCGAATCCATTCGATTTGACTGCATGGTATTTATTGAATCTAACAGGCTGATAACCAATTCAATATCCGAAATTCTTTCGTGATTATTCGGATATTCCACAATCGGGATACTGCCAAACGCGTGCAATCTGCTTTCAATAACTTTGCTGTCTTGAATTTTAAATGTCATTGAATCTGTATAACACAGCTTATAGAAGTTGTTATTTTCATCTTTTAACTCCTGTACAGCAAGCACCGGTTCTTCTGTAGCTTTATTGTAAATAACAAAGGTGTTCATTGGGCTTGGTGCTATTATCCGAAACGGTATGTCGCCGTCAACAATCTGTATTGCCTTAAAAGATGTTCCGGTCGCTGACTGCCACTC